CCGTCTTTTCGGTCTGTACGGGTTCCCCAGCTTTTCCGGCCCCGAAACGGGGCGTCCAAGTCCCGAAACGGGAGGTTGATGATGCCTGGACCCACCAAGAAAGATCCGAGTCTGGTTGCTCGGCGCAATAAGACGACGACCAGGGCCGTTTTGTCTGCCGATCACGACATTGAAGCGCCCGAGCTCCCTGCGGAGATCGCGTGGCATTCGATGACGAAGCGTTGGTGGGCTGATATTTGGTCGTCGCCGATGGCCCCCGAATATGCGGAGTCTGACATCAACGGTTTGTTGCGTGTGGCGATGTTGTACAACGACTTCTGGTTGGCGGAGACAGCGAAAGAGCGGGCTGAGATTCAGGTTCGGCTCGAGAAGGCCGATGTCGACTACGGCACAAACCCGATGGCCCGCCGCCGGCTGGAATGGCAGATCGAGCAGTCGGAGGATTCGAAGGCGAAGGGTCAGAAGCGCCGCGGCGTCCCTAACCCCGCTCCGATGCCAGAACCCGACTCCGATCCGCGGCTCAAGCTAGTCCAGTAGTCCCGCCATGGCGGTTCTAATTGTTCCGCCGCTCGACCTGTCCTACCCGACATTGGGGCCGCAGGTCTGCCAGTTCATCGAAGAGCGGATGGTGTTCGGCCCCGGATCCCTATCGGGCCAGCCGGCGCGACTCGATGACGAGAAGCGCGGCATCATCTACCGCCTCTACGAGATCTATCCGCAAGGGCACCGGCTTGCGGGGCGGCGCAGGTTTCAGCGCGGAGCCATTGAGGTGCGTAAGGGGCTTGCGAAAACCGAGCTCGCCGCCTGGATCTCCGGTTGTGAGCTGCACCCCGAGGCTCCGGTCCGGTGCGACGGATTCGACGCCAGCGGCAATCCGGTCGGCAGGCCAGTGGAGTCGCCCGTCATTCCGATGATGGCGGTCACCGAAGAGCAGGTGGAAGAGCTCGCGTACGGCGTGCTCAAGTATGTGCTCGAAAACGGGCCTGATGCGGAACTGTTCGTGATCACTAAAGAGAAGATCATCAGAAAGGGCTGGAACGGAACCGAAGACGGCTTTGTCGTCGCGGTATCCAACGCCCCTGGATCACGAGACGGTGCGCGAACCACCTTTCAGCATTTCGATGAACCGCACCGCCTGTTCATGCAGCGGATGCGGGACGCGCACGAAACGATGCTGCAGAACATGCCGAAGCGGCCCCTCGAGGACCCGTGGACGCTGTACACCTCCACCGCGGGCCAGCCGGGGCAGAACAGCATTGAAGAAGATGTTCTGGCCGAAGCGGAAGCGATCGACAAGGGTGAGGTTGACGACCCGAGCCTATTCTTCTTCCGCCGATGGGCCGGCGACGAGCACCGCGACCTTTCCACGGTGGAGAACAGGATCGCAGCCGTTGCAGACGCCACCGGCCCCGTAGGGGAGTGGGGCGTCGGCCAGTTTGAGCGGATCGCAAAGGACTACGACCGCAAGGGCATCGACAAAGCCTATTGGGAACGGGTGTGGCTGAATCGGTGGCGTAAATCTGGCTACCAGGCGTTCGACATGCTCAAGGTCGAATCCCTGCGCTTCGAGGATGAAGACAAACCGTGGGGTCCGGTACCGGACGGTGCATTCGTCACTGCGGGATTTGACGGCGCGAGATTCCGTGACGCCACCGCACTCACCATCACGGATATCGAGACCGGACGGCAGATGCTCCTGGGCTGCTGGGAGCGCCCCGAAAACGCTGAGGACTGGGAAATCCCAGAGGACGAGGTCACCGACCTTGTAACGGACATGATGTCCCGGTATGAGGTGTGGCGCCTCTACTGCGACCCGCCGCACTGGACAGAAACCGTTGCTTCATGGGCGGCGCGGTTCCCCGATCAAGTTGTCGAGTGGTTCACGCAACGCAAAACGCCTATGGCTGCCGCGGTCAGGGCGTATGTCGAAGCTATCGACTCAGGGATCGTCACTTACGGAAAAAACGCCTGGCAAGACACGCTGATTAAGCATATGGGAAACGCCGGACGGCACGAGTTGAAGCTCCTTGACGACCAGGGAGCGCCGCTGTGGATCCTCCAGAAGCAAGACGGGCGCCTCGAGGACAAGTTCGACGCAGCAATGTCCGCGGTCCTGTCCTGGACGGCGTGCGTGGACGCTCGACGATCCGGGGCTAAGCCGCGACCGAAATCTTATGTGCCGCGGCGCATCTACTAAATGACAGAAGGGAGTCCCATGGCGTCTACACCAGAAGAATGGCTCCCCATCCTAACCAAGCGCATCGACGACAACATGCCGCGAGTCCGGCTCCTGGACCGGTATGTGTCCGGCGATGCACCGCTGCCGGAGCAGTCGAAGAACACGAAAGCATCCTGGAAAGCGTTCCAGAAGATGTCCCGCACCAACTGGGGCATGCTGATACGAGACTCTGTTTCTGATCGCATCGTTCCGAACGGAATCACTATTGACGGGTCCGCGGACTCAGAAATCGCTAAGCGGGCGCAGCGCATCTACCGCGATAACCGTATGGATGCCGTTGTGCGGCAGTGGCTCGACTACGGACTGACCTTCCGTGATTCATACCTTACTTGCTGGCAGGGAAATGACAGCCAGGCGATAATCACTGCAGATTCGCCCGAAACCATGTATGCCGCAGTAGATCCACTGCAGCCTTGGCGAGTACGTGCCGCGATCCGCTACTGGCGCGACATAGACGAAGAGAAAGACTTCGCGTTCGTTTGGGTGAACGGTGCGCGCCAGAAGTTCTCACGCCCCTGCTACGTGCAGAACATCAACTCCAAGCGCCTCATGACCAGAATCTCTGGAGGCTGGGAGCCTGAAACCGACCTGATCGAGACGGACGGCGCCCCACCCGTGGTTGTGTACACAAACCCGGGCGGTGCGGGGGTTTTCGAGACCCATATAGACATCATCAACCGTATCAACTCCGGTGTTCTGCAGCGCTTGTCGACGATGGCGATGCAGGCGTTCCGTCAGCGCGCCCTAAAGAAGGAGGGCGACGAGCCCCTACCGGCGGTCGATGAAAAAGGAAACGCCATCGACTATGCGGCCATCTTTGAACCGGCTCCTGGTGCGCTGTGGGATCTACCTCCGGGTGTTGACATTTGGGAATCGGCCACCACCGATGCGAGCCCCATGCTGGCCGCGTCGAAAGAAGACATTAGGCAGCTCTCAGCGGCCACGAAGACCCCACTGCCCATGCTGATGCCCGACAGCGCGAATCAGTCGGCAGAAGGCGCCATGAACACCGAGAAGGCTTTCATCTTCAAGTGTGAAGCCTGCCTTGCGGTAGTAAAACTCGGCCTGGAGGCCATCATCGTTAAGGCGCTGGAGACCGAAGGTGTCACGAAAATAGGCAACGTAGAGGTGTCATTCGAGGAACCGGCCCGCGTGACCCTATCTGAGAAGTACTCTGCCGCAGCACAAGCGGCAGCAGCAGGGGAGCCGTGGGGCTCAATTGCCCGAAACATCCTCAAGTACTCACCCGATCAGATTGCGCAAGTCGAAAAGGATCGGGCCAAGGAAGCGGCGATGGCGCCACAAGTCGCGCCACCTGCTCCACAAGACTTCCCCCAGTAGGGGGTTCGCCCGTACGGGCGCCACCAATGCGAAACGCAAAGGAATTTCACATGTCTGATGTGACCCCGAATGACATGCCGGGAGCCGTAACGGAGCCGGGCGAACCAGAAGGAACCGTAGACGCCATCAAGGCGCCGAAATCCGAAGCCAAGAACGATGGTTTGACCGCCGAGGAACGGCAAGAGCTGGACAGACTTCGCGCCACCCGAGTTGAGGAACGACGCTGGGAAAAACGCGCGAAGGAAAACTACGACGACGCCACCAAGTGGCGCGAGCTTATCGAGAAGAGCGGCGGAGACAAGAAAGAGTTCGACCCAAGGGCCGAAATCGACAAGATCCGATCCGAACTGACCACTGAACGCACCGAACGGTTGCGATCAGAGGTCGCCAGAACCACCGGAGTTGACCCCGAGGACATCAAGGGCGGCACCGAAGACGAGATGCGCGAGTCTGCCGAACGGTGGAAGACGCGTTTCAATGCTCGACTCGATGAAGCGATCAAGTCGAAGTCCGCACCGGCGGCAGCGCCGGCAGCCGAGGTTACTTCAGACAAGAAAGTCACCGGTCCCAAGCAGTTGACCCGTGACGACCTCAAAAACATGTCCCCCAAGGCGATTCGAGAAGCCCGCGAGAGCGGACAGCTCGACGAGCTGATGGGGAAGTAAGCATAGGAAGGAGCCAGTCAGATGGCTGTTACCCATTTCATCCCCGAAATCTGGTCGTCCTACATTCTTGAGCGCTACATGGCCAAGAATGTGTTCGCCTCCCTCGTTGACCGTAAGTACGAAGGTGAAGCCCGCAAGGGCAACACCATCCACATCCCCGGTGTGGTTGCTCCGGCGGTCAAGGACTACAAGGCGGCTAGCCGCACCACGTCGGCAGATGCCATCAGCGACACGGGTATTGACATCCTGATCGATCAGGAGAAGAACTTCGATTTCTATGTCGACGATATCGACAATGCGCAGTCGAACGAAAACCTGCTGCCGCTGTACACCGACGCCGCCGGCGACTCGCTGGCCACCGACGCCGACCAGTTCATCGCCAACCTGCTTGTGGCCAACGCCACCGGCATGCCGTGGTCATCCAACCCCACCACGGGGGATGGCGCGTTCAACGTCGTCAAGGATGCCCGCAAGCTGATGAACAAGGCCAATGTTCCCGACGACGATCTGCGTGTCGCGGTTGTGAACGCCGAGTTCGAGGCCCTGCTGGTCGGTGCTGATTCGAAGCTCACCAGCTTTGATTCGTCCGGCGACACCGCAGGTCTGCGCAACGCCACCGTCGGCAAGCTGCTCGGCTTCCGTGTGGTGACGTCGAACAACCTGCCCGAGTCCGACTCGCCACAGGCCGTGTTCTTCCACCAGCGTGCCGCAGCATTCGTGTCTCAGATCGACGAGGTCGAAGGCATGCGCGCACAGGACAAGTTCGCCGACCGGATCCGCGGCCTGCATGTGTACGGCGGCAAGGTCGTCAAGGCTCCCGGCGTCCTCGTCTTCAACCGGGCCGGCAGCTAGTGCTGGCATCTCCCGCTGACGTCGCCCACGCCCTAGGGCTGGAAGACGAGGACGAGCTCACCGCCTCCCAGCAGGCCCGTGTCGAGGGCCTGCTGGAGAGGGTGTCTCGGAGGTTTCAGCGGGAGGCCGGACGAACCTTAACCGCAGGGGCGGTGACCGTGCGCGCACTCACAGTGGAGGGCCGGGTACATCTACCGGACCCCCCATCTGGGGACACTGTTACGGTCACCGACCTCTGCGGGAACATGCTCGAGGGTGTCATCGAGGGCGACTACGTAGATGTCACCCGCAACGGGTGCCCCGTCGCCACAGGCGAAATCCTTGTCGTCGAATACACCCGAGATGAGCCGCCCCAGGCCGCTATAGATGCGGTAGCGGCGATCGTCGCGCGCCACCTCACAGTGGAACCCGGTTCACCCGAATCGAAGTCCACCGACCTCACCGCGGGCGTGGACTTTCGACAGCGTCTTGCCGACTGGGTGTCCGATACGTCCCTGTTCACCGACGAGGAACTAGCGGAGGCGAGAAGCTACCGCTACCCCGTCCCTAACGTGATCATCCACCGCCTGTGACCTTCGAATCACTGGCCAGAATCCCGGTCACGTACACCCCCTGCACGGGTGTCACTCAGGATGCCCTGGGGAACGATGTTCCCTCATTCGGGTCGACAGTGGACCTGAAGGCGTACTCGTATGCCCCGCACCGTAATGAAGACACGGACGGGCACACCTCGCGCGATATCGCAGAAGTCGATCTAGCCATGCCGCCCATGACCGTTGATCTGATGTCCCGATTCGGGATCAACGGGAAAACCTACGAGGTGGTGGGTGAACGCGACGAAACAGGCGGATTCCACGGCTGGAAGCCAGGAATCATCGTCGAGCTCAAAAGGGTGACCGGATAGTGGCCCAACAGTGGCGGTTGAATCGGAAAGCTCGCGAAGAGATCGTGAAGCAGGTCATCGAAACCGATGGAGTGCAGCGCATGGACCGCGTCGCGAAGGCATGCGACGCGGAAGCTGGGATCACCGGAACTGAAGCCATAGAAAGTGGTTTCATGGTGTCAATTGAGGGCGAAGATTCACTGAAAAAGCGTGACTACCGCGTGACTGTCATTGCCGCCAATGCTCAGGCCATACGGCATGACCGAAAGCATGACACGTTGCTTCGAAATTTCCATCTAGCCGGTGGTGACTAATGTTCGCCTACCACGCACAGGTAGTCAGGGACTGGCTGGACGAAAACATGGCTGTCCGAGTTTCCACTGACGTCCCTAAAACGCGTCCAGTGCAGCTGATCACCATCGATTCGACTCCGGTCCCAAGCGGATATTCGGGCACTAAAGCCCGAGTTCTGACGCGTCGCCGGCTACTCATCTACTCGTGGGGCGCCGACGAACTCGACGCCTACAACCTGATCGAGCAGGCGCGTGAATGGATCCTCAAACTCCCCGGCAAGGGCCGCGGAGTGCACGCCGTAGAAATCCCGGGGGAGCCCTCCCGTCGGGATGACATCGAAAGCGGCGCAAGGCGGTTCGTGATGACCGTCGATGTGGTAATGCGTTCAAATCCCTGAATTTACAACTAAATACACCCTTTCAAAGGCTCGGCTGCACCGATTCCCCTGAAAGGGGCACATCATGGCTGAAGAAGTCGGCAACGTATACGCCGCAGAGCCGTCTGCCGCTGGGGCCGCGTTTGTCGCCCCGCTCGGAACTACCCTCCCAACCAGTGTCGACGGAGTACTCGATGGCGCTTTCGTCGGTCTCGGATACGTCGGCGAGGACGGCATCACCGAGACCTCGGAGCGGTCCACCGATGAGAAGAAAGACATGGGTGGCCGTGTCGTCAAGGTCTTGCAGACTGAGTACAACCACTCATTCAAGTTCGTCCTCCTGGAATCGCTGAATGCCGATGTCCTGAAGGCGATCTACGGAGCTTCGAACGTCACCGTGACCCCAGCCAACGGGTCTCACGGCACTCAGGTGAAGGTCCGCAAGACCAGCAAGAAGCTCCCCCACCAGACGTGGGTATTCGACACCATCGACTCGGAGCTGTCCGCCAAGTACCGCAACTGCGTGGCCGACGGTCAGGTCATCTCCGTCGGTGATGTGACCTTGGCTAGCAAGGACACCATCGAATACGAGGTGGAACTGAAGGTCTTCGAATCGTCCACCGGCGAGTACGTCACTACGTACACCGACGACGGACGGATCGCGGGCTCCTAATAGACGCGGCGGGGCCGAATTCCCTGCAGCCGAGCGCGGCCCCGCCGCTCTCCAAGCGCCACGGCTGCACACAAACCCATTGAAAGGGCGCTCATGGCTGCAAAAAACGCGACACCCTACGTTCACACCGTGGAAATCGAAGGCGTCGAAAAGAAGATCAACCTCAAACCCTTCGGATCTGTTCCGTCGGGTGTCATTCGACGTAACCGCAAGAACCCGGAACAGGGGATGTGGGAAGTCATCGAGTGGGGCGTCCTCTCGGAAGCCGATCTCGCGGTTTTCGACGAACTGCCCCTAACCGAGGTGGAAGACCTCTTCACCGCCTGGCAGGAGGCCGGCCAGGTCACCGTGGGGGAATAGTCGCGCTTCTCGACCTCATCGAGAAGCATGGCACCGCTCTGGAATACGACCTCATCAAAGATGGTCTACGCCTACGGGATTGCCCGTCTGACGAATTCAACTGGCGCGATTTGTGGGTGTATGTCAACCACCCTGAAGAGACGAGTGCGCTATGGAAGTCCAGGAACCCGAAGTATGCGGGCTGGACGATGACTACCCGCCTTCTGGCCATTATCGCTAACGCACTGCGCTGGCTGGTTTGGGCGAAAACCAAGGACGGACAACGCAACCGGAACCGTCCTGTGCCAATCGGCCCGGATATGGGCAATCAGCAGTCACGCCCTGGCCTGAAAGTCAAAGCCGCGCCCCTCTCGAAGGTCAAAGAGCTACTTGGCCTTTCGGGCGAAGAGCGGCGCGATAAGAAACTGCGAAACCTGTTCGGAAACTAGGAGGTGGCACATGGCTGTTGAACTCGCATCGGGATATGTGTCCCTCTCCGTCAGGGTCGGTGGGGGAGTCAATAAGAGCCTGGGAAGCCTGTTTGACAATGCACAGAAGCAGGCAATCACTGCCGGGAAGAAGACTGGCTCGGCCTACGCCAAAGCCCTTGCTGACGAAGCGAAAACGGCTGCAGATCAGGTCAAGAAGATCTCCGAAACGGTCGCCAAGTCCCGCGACAAGGAAGCTGACGCCGCGGGCAAGCTCAAGGTGGCACTTGAGAAGCTGAATGAGGCCCGCGAAGCGGGAACCAAGGGTTCAAAGCTCACCGCCTTATCGGAAGCCCACGCTTCTGCTCTCCGTAAGCAGCAGTCCGCAGCGAGCGACCTCGCGAAAGAGCTCGACGGGCTCTCGCGCGCCCAGAAGCGCTCCGAGACGGCCCAACTTTCGATCAACAAGGCGCCAAAGCCTATACGTAGCCGAGTAACTCAACTACTTTCCGGCTCTTCAGATGCCGCGGGGCGGGAAGGCGGCTTAGCGGGGCGTAGGTTCGGCGACTCGTTCTCCAACTCCTTGCGTACCACGGGAATCGTCGCAGCCGGCACTGCGGTGGGCAATTTAGCCGCCAACGCGATTACGAAAGCTGCAAGCCTTGCCACCAGCGGTGTTTCGGCGATCGTCACCAAGGGTCTGGACTTCGAGAAGACCATGAACACCCTTTCTGGTGTCACCGGGGCTTCCACGGATGTCATGCAGAGGTTCCGGGATACCGCCAAGGCCCTCGGTAACGACATGACCCTGTCGAACACCTCCGCAGCTGATGCTGCACAGGCCATGACAGAGCTGGCAAAAGCGGGCTTCTCGGTGGATGAGTCGATCACCGCCGCCAAGGGCACCCTGCAGCTGGCCGCTGCCGCCCAAGTTACCGCGGGACAGGCTGCGGAAATCCAAGCGAACGCGCTTCAGGCATTTGGACTCAAGGCCGATTACGCAGCTAAGGCTGCAGACGTGCTGTCGAACGCCGCAAATGCATCCTCGGCAGAGATAACCGACGTTGCTTTCGCCCTTCAGGCTGGCGGTTCTGTCGCACGCCAAACGGGAGTGTCCTTGGAGGACACTGCGGCGAGCATCGCACTGCTTGCCAATAACGGAATTAAGGGCAGCGATGCCGGAACTCTGCTGAAATCAGCGCTTTTGAAGCTATCGGCGCCTAGTGACCAAGCCGCAGGAGCGCTGCAAGAGCTGGGCGTGAGCGCCTTCGACGCGCAAGGCAATTTCATCGGCATGGAAGCCCTATTCGGGCAGCTGCAGGCCGCATCCAAGCGTATGACGCCCGAAATGTACGCGATGAACACCTCTATCGCGTTCGGATCGGATGCCGCACGCCTGGCTGGTGTGGCCGCAAAGGATGGCGCTGCCGGCTTTGACAAAATGCGCGACGCCATGAACCAGGAGGGTTCAGCGGCCAAGCTTGCTGCCGCCCAGAACCAAGGTCTTCCGGGCGTCATCGAACGACTGAAGAACGCGGCGGAAACGCTGGCAATCACCCTGTTTGAGAAGATTCAAGGCCCTCTGTCGAGCATCGGGGACGGACTGACCGGGTTTACCAACAAGATGCAGGACGCATTCGAGAACCCCGCGGTGAGCCAAGCTGCGGTCAATATCGGGGCCGCTCTGTCGAGCATCGGGACAGCCTTCGGGAATGTCCTGTCCGCAGTGGGGCCTTCACTTGTGAGTGGGCTATCCGATGCGGTCAACCTCATCGTCCGGTTCAAGGATTTCCTCATCCCACTGGTGGCTGGATTGGCAGCTTACAAGACGGTAATGCTGGCCATCACGATCGCAACCAAGGCGTGGGCTGCTGTTCAAGCGCTGTTGAATATTGCACTCACTGCCAACCCTATCGGCTTGATTATCGCTGCCATCGCAGGTTTGGTGGCAGGAATTATCCTGCTATACAACAGGAATGAGACGTTCCGCAAGATAGTTCAGGTCACCTGGGCTGCCATCAAAAACGTTATCGGCGCGGTGTGGGGATGGTTATCGACCACAGTATTCCCTGGATTGAAGGCCGCATTCACGGTCATAGGGGCTGCGGCAACGTGGTTGTGGAACAACGCAATCACCCCGGCCTGGAATGGCATCAAAGAAGTTATCGGCCTCGCCTGGGAAGTCGCTTCCGATCTGTTCGACAACTGGAAGCGCGCAATGAATCTGCTTGGCCAGGGCGCTCTATGGCTGTGGAACAACGCGATTTCGCCCGCCTGGGAGGGAATTAAGACCGCGATCAGCGCGGCGTGGAACTTCGTATCACCCATCTTGGACAAATTCTCTTCGGGATGGGACGCCCTTAAGTCTGGCATAACGGGTGCCTCAAGTGCGATCAAAGATGCCGTCACATCAGCCTTTTCTGGACTGGCTGCTGTCATAAAAGCTCCCCTTAAGGTTCTGGGGACATTCCTGGCGGCGATCCCGTCTGAGGTGTTCGGGTTCCAGATCCCCGGCGCCGACAAGTTGAATTCGTGGGGCAAGACCCTGCAGGGCTTCGCGTCCGGCGGTATCGTTCGCGGCCCCGGCTCTGGCACCTCAGATTCAATCCTGGCGTGGTTGTCTAATGGCGAAGGCGTCGTTACCGCCAAGGGCATGCAGAACGGTGGCGCTGGCATAGTCGCGGCCCTTAACTCGGGCTGGGTACCATCCGCCGCTTATCTGCAAGACATGATGCGCGCCCCTGGATATGCACAGGGCCTCAACCCTGGGGCTGACTATCTGCGATCGATAGTCATGAAGATGTGGCCGCAGATCAGGGATATCGGCGGCCGGCGCTCTGAAGATGGATTCGGGGAGCACTCCTCCGGCAACGCCATTGACATCATGATCCCCGGATGGGATACCCCCCAGGGCAAGGCTCTCGGCGATGCCGTAGCGGCATTCATCGCCAAGAACGCCTCAGCGCTGGGACTTGACGGATTCATTTGGCGGCAGCAGAGCTACGGCTACGGCGGTTCGCTGACCTCCGGTAAGCAGATGCCGGACCGCGGTAGTAGCACACAGAACCACATGGACCACGTTCACGTGATGCTCGGCAAGGGCCGAGGCTCGGGTGCTGCAGCGGTCGGACTCCCAACGAGCAGCATTTCATTGCCCTCAGGTGGTGGTTCCGTGTCTGCCCTGGGGTTCGGGGGCACATCGGGCTCATCGGGCGCCTCATCGAAGCAGGCTAGGGAAGCCGACGACCGGATCAATGACCTATCCAACCGCCTTGATGTAACCGAACAAGAGCTGGCCGACCTCGAGTCCAACCCGAAGGTTAAAGAGACCACCAAGCAGCGCAAGCGTGACATGGTCGACAAGCTCAAGCGGGATCTACAGCAGGCCAAGGATGATCGGGCATCGCTAGACCTGGGTGGTTCCAGTGGTGGTTTCGGCGGTGGAAACAATCCGTACGCCAAGATTGCCGAGGGCCTCTCGGAGATCATGCCGGATGCCGGTGGACTAGCCGACATCGGCGTCGGGGGACTCAAGGAATCCCTTCTTCCACCAGGGTTCTCGGACCCCACTCAGTGGGGCTTCATGCAGGCAGGTTCCACGCTGCTGAAGTTCTTTGGGGGACTGCGCAACGTCTCCGATGGGAAACCCCTACTCGGTGAGGGTGGGGCGCTCATGGCTAACATCACTGGCGCTGCGATGTCCGGTTCGGGTGGCGGGATTGTCGATGCGATAAAGACAATCATCCCGGCCCCTTTCGGGAGCATGGACGCCGCTCAACTCCAAGGGGCACCAGGCGATATCAATCCCGTTATCGCGGGTGCTCAGATCCCCGGCACCGGCTTCGGTGATATGGGTTCCGCATTCTCGGAGGGCAACGCAGGCCCGGCCCAGGGCGGTAATGGTGCGCAGGTTGACCAGTCGATCAACTTCAACGCCCCTGTTGGAACCGGCGTGGATCAGGCGATGCAGAAGTCGCAGTCCGCACAAAACCAGCAGTGGCGCCAGAACTTTGGCACCCGAACCGGACCAGTGGGGTAGTAGATGGCCCTGTCTAACCCATGGATTCACGGCCCGGAAACCGGCGAAGACTTCACACAGCTCCCGCCGCACCTTCAAGGCGTTGAGACAAAGATCGTCTACATCGGCGTCGTGCATCCGATCCACAAGAAGCGATTCACCTGGAACCTCTTGGGATCCCACAAAGGCCGCGAAGGAATCGTGATGGCGCCCGTCGCCACGGGCCTATTTCACACGCCTTTTGAGACCCTCATGTCCGAGGGGCCATACCAGATTGGTGCCGAGCCGGAGCGCACCGACTGGAAGAAGCGCATGATCTCCATCGGTGTGCATGTGAACCCCGATATCGCGCCATGGATTAGCGGTAGCAAGGGAAAGCTCATCGACACCCCCTTCCGGTATCGGATGATCGAGGAACGTTGGTGGGGATCATGGTCGGCCACGGAAGACGGATACCTGGGGGTGTTTACCCGCACCCACGGTTGGCGGTGGCTTCGAGTCAGGCTCGCTGAGGAGCCTAAAGACCCCTGGGAGCTCGACCCCGTGGCGTTCGGTAACAACTTCATGACCTGGAGCATGAATATCGTTGCCACACAGCCGTACTTTGCCAAGCGCACAGAGTTCAAGACGTGGCAGAACGATATCGACACCTCCACGCTGTGGGACAAAATCGAAGACCTACTTAACGAATTCATCCCAGGATTGGATGTGGGTGAAGGTGCCATACGGGTGCCGAACCGCGGCGACATCGCGGTCTACCCAAAGTTCCTTGTCTCATCGCCAGGTAAGTGCTGGATTCAAGAGGGCGACCGCTGGGTAGAACTGCCACTACTGAGCCCTCAAGACGGCTACGTGATGGTGGATACGGATCCAAACGCGCAAACACTCACGGCAACAACAGATCCAGTCGACCCGCTGTTTATGCGGATACTGCGGAACTCTCAACTCCTGGACGTCCTTCTCCACGACCTTCTTTCCATCACTCTGCCGGTGTGGAGGCGCATGGAGGACCGATTCACCGAAGCATCGAAGATCCCGCCCCGCACGCTCGCGGCGGTCAAGGTGCGTCACTC